GCTTACGGGTTCTGTCTTCTACCCCTTTCGCGGCATCGATAACCATAAGGCACGAGTCAACGGCCGTTAGCGTACGATAAGTGTCTTCTGAAAAGTCTTCGTGCCCCGGGGTATCTAGCAGGTTCACCAAATGGTCGCTGTAGGGAAACTGCATAACCGAGGTGGTTACCGAGATACCACGCTCTTTTTCCATTTCCATCCAGTCTGACTTTGCATGCTGGCCTGACTTTTTACCTTTCACGGTACCGGCGGTCTGCAGCGCGCGTCCAAACAACAATACTTTTTCAGTAATGGTGGTTTTACCCGCATCCGGGTGCGATATGATTGCGAACGTACGTCGCTTATTGATTTCATTAATAAATTTATTCATTAGTGCTTTTTAAAATTCATTCGGGGGCCGCTGCGGGGGCCATAAAGTATTTCTTAGGGTTGCTTGGCCTTACTTCGTTATGCGCGGATGATACCAAAAAAAAGGAGGCGTTACTGCCTCCTTTTTCAAGCTACTATTTTGCTCTTAATTGGGTCTTTTTCACTTCCCCATTTAAGCACCTTTATACCCTCGCTTTCTGCCCATAGCTTTATCGCTGTTTTTATTCGGCTATTAAGTTGCCCATGACCGATGTAAATAACAGCGTCTGCAGTTCCTTCTGTTTGAGCAAAAAATTTAAATTGCCTACCGTCCAGTTTTATCCGAACGATCCGACATGGGATAAACACCTCAACATCTGCACCGTTGTAATTCTCTGTACGGTAGGTCATTCCTATCCCCTTAAAGCGTCTTTATCGTTGACTGATAATATTTAACGCTAGCGTTTCCACTTTGCGTAGGTGCGATCATCACCACGCCTTTTTCATCACCATCCACATAGACTGTAAATGTTAAATCGAAAGATTTAGTAGAACTGTCTAACTGTAAATCTCCAAGCCTGCAGTGCGCTTTGCTTCCTTCTAAATTAATGGAGGCAGTTTTGCTGCTTAATGTGAGTATTCCCGTCCTTGTCTCAACTGATATTTCTATACGATCAATATCATTTTGCTCTAGGTTCAAATATCCATCGTCATCAAGCACTAGATTCTCAGTGCGACTCGGTTTAAATCTAAATGTCTCTCTATTTGATCTTCCGGGGTACGCGGTTACAACTCCATCGTTGTCTAACGTGAAATGAAGTTTGTCTAATATGTTTAACACGTTGCTTTGCTCCACTCCTGCCACGTTTATTGTTGTACTGCTTATTTCGCTTGTTGCGCCTTCGTTATCAACTACCACTAGATCAAAAGTTAACGCTTGAGGGTCTAGTTTGCTAGGTGCGATAAATTTAGGTTTTTCAATAGTGTCACTATCTAAATCTACGCTATCTCCAGAAGCTTGAACCCATCCATAGCCTGATATACTGCCGTTGGGGTCTGGATCATAAGAAGCGCTTCCGTCTAACTGTACGAGTGAACCCGCCGCTACTGACTGATTAGCGCCAGCGTTGGCTATTGGGGGTTGGTTTGGTATTTCTTCAGGCGCTGTAAATGCAGCAAAACGAATTAGAGCTGCCTCATTTACCTGCGTCCCTGTTTTTAAGTGCGTGCCATCACTATCGGTTTCTACGTCAACAACTTCGGTATCACCACCAAAACGGCAGTAAGGGTTATTCTCAATGATGTAATCAAATTCAGCGCGAAGTGTATCACTTGCCCCATTCTCATACGTTCTTGGAATATCCGTCAGATAATGAATACTTCCAAATTCCGTATGTAAAGCGTTAATCATTTCATCTAGCCAAGCACGTAGAGTAGCGCTATCTGTACCTACGTTGGACTCGCCACCTAAAGAAGCGGTATAAGTAACACCGCCACAATCGGCTTCGGTTGTCTCCGCAATAATTCGGCTATTCCACAAATCATTGCTAGACGGAACCCAGCGTTCAATACTAGTGCCACCCACAGCAACGTTAATAACACCGATTGGTTGGCCTAGCTTTGCATACTCAACGGCTATTCGAATCCATGTTGAACCACCGCTACTATCTTCACTAGTGGGGTCATTAATGTACTGCCACACCCCATCTTTGAAGCATGTTGGTCTAACCATACCCGAGGTTATTTCGTTATTACGTATACTGTTCTGGGTACTTGCCCCTCTACCTGACTCGTTTGATTGCCACCATGCAAGCCATATCGGTGCAGCGGTTAAGTAGTTTGCGGATGCAACAACGTCCGTATTTGTACTAACTCGCACTTTAAGGTTTTGTTGAACACGAATAATTATATCGTCTGAGAAATTTCCGTTGCTATCTGTTGGCATGGCGAACCAATTACCAGAACCATCAAGTTCATATTCTGCTACTGCTCCAGCAGGTAGGTCAGTAATAACACCAGATACAGGAAAAATAGCCTCGCCATTTATGTCTGCTTTTCTTGTGTAATAGCTATACGTTTTACTGTCGAGTGTGATTGTGGGGGCTGCTGCAACTACGCCATCTTCTAACACAAAAAAACTAACATCGTCGGTGTCTGTTGTGCCGTCACTGCCCGTGGTAGTTAACCTGAAAGTGATTTCAGTTAATTCGGTAAAACTAGGGGCTGTAAATGTCGGACTAACCGCTGTGTCATCGCTAAGTATTACGCCTGTGCTTGTAACCTCAGACCATGAGCGGCTAACCACGCCTGTTGATGCTGATGAATCTAGTGTTACTGTATCGCCAGCGTTGATGTTGCTTTGGTTTGAACCCGCATTCGCTACGCTTGGTGTAGGCGTTGATGCAGCATCGTAACCGCCACTGGTAAACCCTATGAGAGTGCCGTGTTCGTAATCCCCTGTAGTGTTAGTTAGTACAGTATCGCCTTGAACTCCGCCATCAAAATCGTGAGTAATGACTCCTCCGGGACTGCTATCACCTACTATTGTGGCAATGCCCGACATCTTTCCTTGTAGGTGGCCTCCGTTTGAACCTCTGCGACCCCACTCCCTAATATCTAAAGGCCCAGTGGACGTACCCGTAACAGTGTTGCCGCCAAACGTGAACGTTATTTCCGAACCTACGCGGGTAATCCTACCATCTGTGATCACTGCTGGAAGAGAGATAGCCGGTGCATCTACTGTTGAACCCCCATTACTCAAGCGTAGACGAGTTTCATTTGACCTAATTTGGATAAATGAACTGCCGCTACCGGAACTAAAAACATAACTGAAGTTGTTATCTATTTCTATTGTCGGAAGGGTTACATCAAAATCACCACTTAGATAAGCCGTGAAACCTTGTATATGACCGTTCCCATCAAATACTATTGCCATTCATATTCTCTCTATACTGTAATTGAAATTGTGTTAGACCAGGCGCCGATTAGCGCACCATTAAGGCAACGGCATCTGATCTGGTATGCGCCTGAAGAAAGTGAAATTGAACGTTTGAAGCAACCAACAACACCGGGCAACCCAACGTGAGGAACGTTTAACGTAGACCATGAACCACCGTTGCTTGATACTTCAAATTCCATATCGGTCATTACTGCGCGGTTTAAATTATCCAGTGTGGGGTAGGTTTTAAGCACCTCAATAGAACTTCGGTTTCCACCAAGCAGGCCTCGCCCTTCAAAGTAATAACTACTGTCTTTTTTCTGGTCGTTCATTTGAGGAACGGTAACGCAGCGAACGCCATCTACGGTGCAATTCCAAATCTCGAAATATGCTGCACTATCACTTACTGAAAATACTTCGCGTGTACCGTAACCTTGAACGTATTCGTTGTTAGCCAGCGTTACGCATCCATGTTTGTGAGTACGTGTGATTTTACAAGCCCCTTCCAAACGGCTGTAAGTCATTTCAGTGCGCTTCTTCAAATCCGTTACTGAGTCTGAGCCGTTTTTACCGTCTAGGTTATAAATGTGAGCGCTGTATAAAAAACTGTCTTCATCCCAGTTAGAGCTATTAATAACGATGATGTCCGAATTACCAAACTGAGAAGTGTAATCACCGTAGTTTGAGTCCAGCCCGAGGTCTGCGGTTATGTTGCAAAGCTGCTGGTTTTCAACGAATGGTCCGTATAAGTCACCTACTACCGCTACTTGCCAAGTGTCGTACTGGCCTGTATACCCGCCAGTAAAATCCATACCGTCAATTTCTAGGGAAACAGCGCCACGAAGATTTACACCGTTCCTACGGTTTTGAACCCATACGTTTTCAAACAAATAGCTGCGGTTAGCATTGGATGAGCGGTATCCATCTTGTTCGTTCTGCGCTAACTCTTGGTTTTGTATATGAACATCAGCCGTGAAATCATCACGTAGTCTACGAACAGGGTTAATACGCCAACTTAAATCTACGTCTGATCCGTTTACTGAACCTTCAAGTGTTGGTACTGCTGGCGTTTCAGTTCTCAGTAGTTTGCGTACATAGATATTTTGGACGTTACCTTTGTAACCGCTGGCTGTGATTTGTACTTGTGTAGCGTTAGCTGGCGCTCGAATAAGCCATACTTCTGTACCTTCAATACTGTGGCTATACTGGCCGAACTCACTGCCAATTTTAGGTGTAACCGAACCACTTATTTTATCTACCAGCTTAAGTGATATTTGGTAGACCTCGTTTTCTTCAAAGTTGTAGTTCGCGGTTAACGGGTTGCTTGTTCCGTTTGAGTAGTATTTTCTACTAAACGTGCCGTTTGCATATAAAACCCCACCATTTTCTGACCAACCCGAACCGCTGAAACTATCCGGCTGCACGACCTTCGCCCCCACTTCAGGGGATGCGTGAATAGTGAACTGGTGCATGTAGATAAGCGTTTCAGTTGAATACCTAAAGTAATCAATTGCTGTTTCGCCGGGGTCTAAGTGAAGCCATGCTTCTGCAGGCATATAACGAACTGAGCCGTTAACCGTTGGTAATACCCTTGCGCCACTTGGTAAGGTAATAACGCTTTGAAATGGTCTTTCTGCACCTTGCACCGCAATGGCATCGTTAAGTTGCGGTATGTGCATATAAGGCAAGTAAAGCGTTTTGTTCGCGTATACTGGCAGCGAGTCCATTGTTACTGTGGCTTTTTCACCACGCCATGATTCGCCTTCAAGCAATTCAATTGTTTCGTTGTAAAGGATGCCATTTACCGTGACGTTGTTTAAAACTACGGTGCAAGCGCCTTGCGCTGATAGGAATGGTAGCGGTAGGTGTGCTCTGTAGTCACCGCCGTTGATAGTAACTGTAGCGTTAGGACCAATAACAACTACGCCCAAGCCTCCCACTTCATCGAGGTTACAACCGCAGTTATTTAATTCACCGTCTTTGTGGAAGTAGTAAGCAAAGCTGTCACCAGATAACTGGCGAGTCCAACTCACCATGCAATCACGAGCGGTAGATATTTCTGCAAATTCAATACCGGCTCCATCACGAGTAGAGTGCAGCCCCTTTACATCAACTTCGCAACCGAACTTAAATCCGTTGCCGCTAAAACCTATGGTGTGTACTTCACGCACAATAGCCTTAGCGCCCTGCTCTATTTCTAATCCGTATAGCAGCGTTTCGTTTTCACTAAACTCATGGTTGTCATTAGTGATTGTGCCGCCTATAACTTCCATATCAGTGTGACCAGCACGAATTACCATACCAATGTCACCCGTACCAGATATATCGAAATCCTGAGTTGATACATTGCTCGAACCGATAGGAATATCTAGCACTTTAAAAATGGTGTTGATAAACGTAAGTTTACGTAAAATCCAATCAAACATTGCGTAGCCTTGTGTGTCTATGAGGCCAGCGTTACTTAATAGTGCGCCGTGAACTTCCCCACCTCTGTTATCGGATGCCAGTTTTATAAACGGGTCTGAGTCTTTAGCTTTAATGCCGAAGAAGCGGTGGTAATTAACGCTAAGGATTATTAAGTCACCACTCACTTTTTGAATCCACGGACTGTGGTTTTCGAGGTTTGTATCAATGCCGCGTTCCCCGACTTGCAGGCCAAAATAGAAAGACAGTGGGTTACCATCACGGCCTTTATCAACATTAAAGTTCCACGGCAGGGTTCTGGGGGTCCAGTCTCTTACTTTGTCAGGATGCGAACCAATAAAGAAGTTATCACCGGGGTCTACACGATATTCGGGATCTTCGTCTGAACTACCACTAAACTCTCGGTTGTAAATATTTTCTAGCTGCTGTGCGGGGTTGCACTCGGCCCACTCTTGTCCGTCAGTCCAATGAGGGGCTGCAGATAAATTGACATCAAATAATCTATCCATAGTGGGGGATTCTCATTTTAATAGACTCGACGGTTAAAGCGCCTGTTACCGTTGTTCCTGCACGTTTGAAAAAGATGCGCTCGTTAGTTATGTATCTGCCCGAACCGGAATAGTAGATTTTGTTTGGGCTACTGTTTGAAATGGTCAACGCGAGTGTGTGGCTTAAGTATTCAGTCACAATGACTAATTCAAATTCAAAATCGTCAAAGCTATCGCTAAAGAAACGTAACCCATCGTTACCGTCTTCGGCGTCGGTTACCGTGAATACTCTAGGGTTCTGTGAGTCTTGCGCCCAACTAGGGCCAATACTGTGTAGGCTTTCGGGGAACATATCTTCGCTGTACCAATAACCATCGGCCTTTTGATAAAACGTTCTAAAGGGTGAGCGCAAAGTGCCAAAGGCGGTATCAAATTTAGCGTTAAGCGAACCTACATTCGATTGATTCACGTCAAACTGGTGCCAACCGGTATCTAGTTCGATGTACTCAATAATTCCTTCGAAGTACTCGCTGTTGAACTCACCAATTTTATAAAGGTTCGTTACGCTGGTTTCGTACTCATGCCATTGGTGATTAGCCAGCGTGGGGTTGTTGGGCAAACCTAAACCGCCCGTTCCCATCGGGTAGACACGCATCTTGATGTTACCAGTGTACGAGCTGTTGTTGTTAAAACGCAGTATCAAACCACGGTAGAAAATAGGGAACGCACGACTCGCTATGGTTGTTGGGATAGTGAACCATCTATCAGTCAGTGCTACGTGTACTTCACCACGCACATCATCAAACTGAATCAACCGTTTATTGTTTGGTGATTCAGCGGGGCGTACTTCGGTGCTTTTTAAAGTAGGGTAATCAGTCAGTATTTGACTAATACTTTGTTCGCGCTTTATGGGTGGATTTAACGCCTGCGTTCTTTTGTTATCCGTGTCGATATCATCCGGTAGCTGGTCAACGGAAACCTTACCCCCAATTTCAGGGAAGGTAGGAAAGCGCGTCGCCGTTTCTGGCAATACTTCAGCTATATCACCTTGCACTTGCGTCCACGTCGGCCACTGCGTAGCAGTTGGTGGTGGGTCGATAATTACAGACCAGCGTAATTCACTAACACTACCAGGACCGTCACCGTATGCTTCAGCTAGTCCGTTTTGTGCTTGTGTTAGTGAAGTGATAGCGGACAATAAAGCATCGTTCTGACCAAGCGGTATTAGGGTTGCGCTTTTCTCTACTATGTCATTGCCCGTATAAGCAATGGCCAGCGTTAAAGTACGATTAACGGTGTTTCCGCTTGTAACCACTCGCGGCCTATCACCTGCAATAAAAATCACGCTACCCGGCACTACTGAGAAGTTTGAGTCACTGGTGTTTATTTGAATTACGTTATTGTTGTTATTAACACTAACGCTTGGGAACTCTCTCACTGCGGTCATGACGGACGCCCCTCTACGCTTATTAAACTCAATCGTTGAGAATCAATGAATTGTTGCAGTAGAGCACGCTGTTGACCTTCAACTCTTAGTCTGTATGCGAATGTTGCTAGTGAGGTGCTGGTGTCAGTGTAAGTAAATGAACCACCAGAAATTTCCAGCATGGTGCAAGTTGTAACGCCGTGTTCAAAATCATCGAACTCGTTGTAAGTAACTGTTCCGTTGAAAACTTGACGCTGCAGTTCTGCCCATCCACCTCCACCTGTACTGCGCTCTAGTATGACCGTCGCTTCAGGCACAAAGTCTTGATTTGTTGGACACGCCTCATCCCACGTGTAGGTACCTCGCCAACCGAAGCTACAACTAACCGTTTTAGGGTTACCGTTAGTTGTGAATGGGCCTACTTCCACTGAAGGGTTAAGAGTTAGAAGTGTTGAGTCGCCACCGTTTATCAATTCGCCCGTTGTTAACGAACCGCCTAGATATTCATTAGCAAAGCTGTCTTTCCACCCATACTTTCCATTTGATTTGCGAAGTTGAGCATAGTCGGGCTGTCCGTTTCCATCTAAGATCGGATCTCCTTCCCAAATAACTAAGTTGTCTGGTCCGAAACCACCATAGTCTTGAACTCGCATAAAATGCTCTAGAATTGTAACTTCTCTAGCTGCTCTTAATGTGCCTGTGAACTCTGTGTTAGCCCCAATTTCAAGCCGACCACTGATGGTGTTTAACCAGAAAAACACTTCACCTGCAGTGCTGGCAAATCGGAGGTTATCCATGTAAAGCAGAATGTCGCTGTCGCCATTGCCGCCCTGTATACTTAGCCCGGTGAAATTTTCGTTTTCATCTACAACGCCAAGGTAATAAGTGCCGCCCAATTCACCTAGTTGTGTCTCAAGTGCTTGCATGAAGTTGATGACTGATAATTCGTCACCATCTTTGTTGACGACCTTTACTTCGTCGAATGCACGAACTAGGGGCGCACCAACTACCCAGTCTCCGTTTTCATCTTCATAACCAATATTCACCTGCTTGAACTCAGTAAATTGTGCTGCGACTGTTTTGGTACCTACTTTTTGTTTGAGGCCGATTATCTCTGTGCTGTTTATCTGGTTAGCGCTTACCGCTTCGGTAACGTTGTATATAAGCTGCTGGTAGTCGTCGCCTTGTTCGCTGGTTTGCGTGCTCCAATACTCCACATCATTAGTGATAGCATCGATATGGTCACCTAGCGCCGCTGGTAAACCGGGCCATTGAATGCGAGATATAATTTCGGGGTCCACTCTGTCGAAGGTGGTACCTATTAAATTGGCAACGCTGAAGCTGCGCCAGTTGGGGTCTTTTTGGTCGCCGTCTACAATTCGGTACCATACGTAAACGACACCGTCGTGAGGTGTGTTCGTTATAGTTATTGCGTCGCTTTTGCCAAGATAGAAAGCGTTGTCGAAGTGTTCTTGTTCGCCACCTTCGTATGAGTACTTCCACTCGTATGTCGCTGAGTTATGCGGCAGTTCTGGGCCAGTAATGATCACTCTGCCGGGTAAAATGTTCACCACAACGCCCTGAGTCGGTGTAGACGGCACGCCTATGTCTATTGCTATGGCAGTCGCTATACTCGTTTTAAACCTGTTTCTGGCTGATACAGCAACTAAGAACCTGCCTATGGGGAGGTGCGCTAGACTTTGTTCCTGTGAAGCTGGTGTAAATGTCAGTTGTGTTGAAGGCGTATTGTCGTCGTAGTTGCTAACTGAAACGATGTAATTGATCACATTGCGAGGTGTTGCATGATCCCACTTCAAGACGCCTTGTCGCCAACTGTCATTAGGCGTTGTCTCAAATCGTAGGTTGCTCGGCTGCACAATGCTCAAAGCATCAGGCAGTGTAGTGTTCGGTGTTAGGTCACCCTCTGCTGGCTTAAAGTTATCAGGGTAAATCTGCGGACCATCTTCAATTATCTGCAGTTTGGTTTCGAGTTTTTCTGTATCGTATCTAACGTCTTCGACTAGAAACTCTTTGTTTATGCCTGTTTCTAAGTCAATAAATCGAATGTTGGTACCAGGAGTTGCATCGAGTCGGATTCCCTTTAGTGGATAACTAATGGCGAAGCCAGCACGCGCTCTTTCCATTGCTAGTTTTGCAATTCTTTGGGCTTGATGATCTTTGGTCACCATAGCCAAGCGCAGGTTACTCTCAAGGTATGCGCCATCGTTTTCCCTGTACTCATCGCTGGTTATAATGGGCGCATTGGTCATCTGCCACTTTAATTCTGGGTTTACGTACTCGGCCCTCACAACGTTTATTTTCTCTTTGTATGGGCGATGAGGGCGATATTCTGGGAACGATTCAAGTTCAGAAACTTCTATTACTGTGGTTGCTGGACCTGCATACATGGCTGGCTTAAAGTAAACCTTGCCGCCTACGCGATATATCTTTGCTCCCATGCAGGCTAGAATTTCTGACAGTGCTTGCCCTTGACGGATGCCATTGTTTAAAACGCCATTAACCGAAAACCGGGTTCCAGTTTTGTCATTTCCTTCTTGGTCTTGGTAAGTGACAATCTCGTCGCAGTAGTTCGCTACCGTTGCAATGAAGTCGATAGGGATGCGTCTAACTGGCACAGGCTTAGCGCCATACGTTCTTAGGTAGTGGTAAGCGCATAACTCTGGGTTATCTGACCATTCCCAGCTTGCTTCGTCATCGTATCGATGATCACCAACTCCACCGACTGTGTCGTCTTTTCTGGGGTCGTAGACCTTGTGGCCTTTGACTATGAACTTTATCTCGTTAACGCCACCGGGGAATAGTTCATCATCAACGGGGATTTTGAGTGTAACGTATGTTTGGTTTTTACCTATATGTTCGGACGTCCAGCCGTCTACATATCTATTTGCTAAATAGTCGACTTCTGTTTGGTCGCCTAGATGCTTGTTGACTGTGACTCTTCCTGCTAATTCAGATGCTGTTTTTCCTTCAATTTCATAAAGGTCTACGCTGTCGCATGGGTGCCCTACTAGGTGCAATACCATTATGTGATAATCTTCGTCACCTATCGTAGGTTTGGCATATCCGACAATTTTGCCGCCGACTAGCGCTTTCCCGTAAATGATCTTTCTAACGTCATTCGGGTTGGTGTTTAGTGATTGGTCCTGCTGGGGGTCGGATGTATAGTCGGCCATATCAGGCGTTAACATCTCGCCTAAATATTTAACGCCTTCCATAGCCAATGCGCCACCCACACCGATTGCGATAGCACTTAGACCTGCTGATAGGCCAACACCGAGAATCGTTACGGTGGCCCCTATTGAGGCTGCTCCTAGTCCTACTGCGACGCCGACAACTACTGGAGGCATGGAACCTCCCAGCATCCTTTAAGCTCTCGCATAGGTAGCTTTGCTAGTCCTTGCTTTGTTGACACCCAAACCGCACCACCCCAAATGATCCCGAGTGCCTCACCGTCTTCTGTTTCAACAAGGGCTATATCACCTCTTTTGGCTAGTAGTGGTGCCTTTAAAGGACCAAATTTACTTTCTAGTGTCTTTTTTATATCGCCTTTGCCGATTTTCTTCAGCGCTTTAACTGATCCAAATTCAGTAGAATATTTGCCTCTAAATTCTTCGGCAAAATCAACACCCGTTTCGGCTTCAACAGCGCCAGCTGCAAACAGGCAGCAGTCAAACGTTCCCCACTCGAAAGGTGTAGATATGTTCTGTGCAATGTAGTCATTGAGAAGTTCTGGCCAGTTTTCTTTTCTCATCTTCGGTGCGTATCGCCTCTGGTTCGTCTTGTAGTGCCTGATCCATAGTTCGTTTTAACTGGTAAACTGGATAAAGGTGAACCCGCGATAATTTCCAAAAGATCAAAAAATCTATCACCCGGATATTTGAATTGTTGCGCAGCATCTGTTGTCTTCATAACTTCAACAGGCTGAGCCCATCTTTCTAGCCAATCATTTAAAACAATTGTCACTACTGCTGGTATTTCTTTTTCCTGATTTCCTCGCCGTATTTTTACATCGACGACTTCTGCGTCTATGAAGTAGTCTGCTCCGTCGAGGATTTGTCGGTTTTCATCAAATGCGACTAAGTGTCCGTAGCATTCTCTTCCCATCAGATCGTTATTCATCACTTCGCTTAAAAGCGACTGATCATAGACCTTAAGCGCTAGCGTTGTGCGGTTGCCATTTGTCGTTGCGTTCTCAGTTACGCTCCCTATTCCACCAAGTTCACCCATGCCTATGTAGGTTTGTGACTTGTATATTCTTGGCCCTATGCCAGAGTGAACGCGCACCCATCCCGACTCAGTCTCTAGTTCGATAAAGGCCAAAAGTCTAGAAGGGCTTGCTTTTGCTGCTTCTAGCATTGTGGGGGTTATCGCTCTTTCTATCATAGGAATGCCTCTTCAAAATCTAGGGTAACGTTCTGATAAACTCTCGCGTTACCGCTCAACTGCTGTATTTGCTCAGGCTTCACCCATCGACCAATGGTTTTGAGAGAGTCAACATCCGAAATGATCACGGAGTTATCTGTCGGCATATTGCGAAGTTCGTTAGTGAATTTGAGTGTGGTTCGTCCGAACTCATCGGAGTAACAGTCCTCATTTATTTCCATTAATTGATCGTTAATAAGGCATCTGTCTAAGGCGCCAGCGACCAATTGATTTGGATTAAAGCCATCAGCTTCCAAAATTAAACCGTACTGGTTTGCGCCATTAACTCTTGGCACACCTGCCCATGTACCTGTTTGCTCTTTAAATTTGGTGTCGTATAAGCGAGATTTATTCACTGAACCTCGCAACTGAGACAAGTGCTGCTTTAGGAGCCTCCCTTGTGCATTTGTGAGTACTCGGAAACTGTATTGCACCACCCATAGTTCGCCGGGATTTTCTATGATGTGCTCATGGTTTGAGAATGCGCTTCTTGATATTTTCGTATTGAACTGTGGCACGAAAAGACAGCGGCTAACTGGTAACGAGGGAAAATCAATTATTTTGCTCACGCTGCTCTCCCGCTCAAGCGTTGAGATAACTCGCCGCCATTACTAAAGTCTTCTGCAATGCGTGCGTAGCTTTCCTGTTGTGATTGTTGAATGAGTTGCATAATGCGCTGCTCCATACCAGGAGTTGCATTTCTTGCATCCACTTGAATGGTTGGTGAGTAAACAAGTGACTTACCCCCGGTACTACCGTTCTTCTCGATGCTTTCACGCATCTTGTCGAAGTTTTCACGCTGTCTCGGGTTCATTACCATTTCATCACGGCGAAGCATGAAGGTACCTTCGTTCGCTGCTGGTACGCGTGAAAGACCATCATGTGCTTGGCCTGAATAGGTCGCTTGCTTAATATTGGCTAGAATGCTGGCACCTGCTGCTGCAGCGTTTGCCATCGCGGGTAAGTTGGCTGGAAATGGCAGAGCCATTGCATTACTTATCGCTGTCGAGAGGTTTAGAACGCCCTGTGCTATTGCAAAGCCTTTAGTTACAGCAAACATGACTTTATAAGCTTTGGATTGCTCACCTGCCACTGTGCCTATCATCGATGTTAAGCCACCAAATAGACCTTCAGACGCGCTCAGTATTGTCGATGCTTTCTGCTGTTCTATAGACTGCACACGCTTCATATGATCCAGTCTTGCTGTTTCAATTAGCGCTAGACCTTGTTCTTCGGTGATTTTCTTCTGCGCCATTGCATCAGCAATGATCTGCATTTCTTTTTGCGCGTGAAGGATTAAGAGTTCTTCCTCACTCGCATAGCGTTCCATAAGCTTGTTGTAATTTAAGTTCTGGTCTGCTGTCGGACCATAACTGGGATCATTAGCAGCTGGATCGCTGGCTTGACTAAAATCGCCTAAATCACCAGATTTCAATTCATCCATTTGAATTTGCCATTTCGCTCTGGCATCTCGTCCTTCAGCCATTTTTCTTTCATAGGCTGCGATAACTTTTTCTGAGTTATCAAATATGTCTTGAACTGTCTTACTAGCTGCCTCTCTGTATGTCTCGCTTTGCGTATCTACGTTGTCTAGCAGTGTGTTGCGAGTTGAGTTAAAAGCGTCACCAGCTTGCTTCCACGCTTGCTCAAAGTTGTAAGTAGAGCCGTTTAATGGATTGAGAATGTCGTTAATTTCATAAATGACAGCCATGGTTCTGTCTTTAAGCAAAGTGAGCGTAGACAAGAATCCTTTAGCGAACGCGGTGCCGTATGTGATACCGATATCTACCATCTTTGCTAGTTCTACAGTCATGAGTTGGACTGTGGTTGCTATGTTGGTCGGTAAATTTTCAAAAGGTTTTATGTCATTGGTCATCTGCTCGAATTGTTTTGAGTCGATGAACATTTGCGCGTAGTTGTCATATAGAAAGTCGGCAGTTTGCTCTACTGCGTTACCGATCTGCTCGAACTGTCCGATCCATGCTTCTACGCCTATTTGCAACTGACCACTCGCCAGCATTGCGCCTAGTTCTTCTAGTGCCTCTGCCGCCTGATTAACTGTTTCGGTCATGAAGTTACCAGGACCAGCTTGGCTTAGGTTATACATGAACTCATCCCACCGTTGGCCTGCTCTGTTTAGAGCGGCTTCCAGCGTGGTAGACTGGTTTGCAATGGCGTCACCAAACTTGGTTTGGCCCAAACCGATAAGGTATCGCTGTATTTCCTCGGAGTTGTTCTTGACTGAGGTTGTGACGCCTCTAAAGCGGAACGTGACCGTATCACCCTCATTTGCTGCCTTGATGCCGAATTCTTTTAATCGCTCGAACTCTGCAACGCTGGCGTCTGCTACGGCTTCGATAAAGTCCATAGTAGTTTTGCCAGTACCAGCTGCTACGTTGCCGTATGCCAGTAGCGCTTCTTTGCTGGGGTCTAAACCTAAGTTAACGAGTTTGTTGAAACCTTCGACTAGCCCTTCGAGGTTTTGCCCGGTGGCGTATGCAAAATCGCTAAGGATAGCCATTGCTTGTGCTTGACCAGTAACGCTCCCGGTAGAGGTTCTTAGTTGCGCTTCTAGTCGTTGATAACGTTTTGTAACGTCGACTATCTGTGAAAGGGAAATATAAGAAGCGTAAGCGGCACCCACTTGCCGGGCGACGCTTACTGCTGTTTGCTTGACTGTATTAAGTGATGACTGGGCCTGTTTCGCTGAACTTTTCAGTCGGGCTGTGTCACCGTCAAATAAAACGCTGAGTCTCATCGCCATAGTTAGCTTCTCGAGTTGTTGTAGTGATAAGCTGCTGATCTGGCTATGACGCGAACTTTTTCATAGTCTTCTGGATTGGTGTCCATGCCGCGCATTTGCGCGTCTGCTTGGACGGCTTTGACGTCTAAGCCAACTATCAGCGCACCTGTTGATGAAAAGGCCCAGTTAAAAAGATCATCAATTGAAAAAAACCATTTAACTGCACTTTCGTTTTCCTCTAATACTTCACAGTCTTTCGCTCCATGCGCGTCTATGTAGTATTGAATCTGGGCTGGCGTTGCACCGAACTGCTCCATTTGCTCGATCAACTCTTCGTTTTCTTTTGAGGCTTGTTGTGGACCGACCGCCCAGTATCGGCCCACGTCTTCTAGTTTTTTACTGCAATGCCAGAAACCGCTTCGTGGTATGCAGAAATTAGCGCACGGCGTATGTAAGGGATTGATGCAAGCAGTTCTATGTTTGCATCATTGAATGGGATTTCATTGCCGCTTTCATCGGTAAGTGCCGACCAATCTCTAAGTATTTTTTTAATAAACTCATGGTCGGGGAGTTTGTCTTGCATTGCCTTGTCGTACTCGGCCTGCGTCAAAAGACCATAGGTAACTTCGAACTCATGTTCTTTTGTCTTCCCACCGTCGATTGGCTCATGCACGCGCACTGGCCATTTAACTTTTTTCTCACCTGTTTGAATTATGAAACCCATTTTATTACCTACTTAGTTGTGTGTTTATGCTCACCAATGACGCGGTAAGGTATGACGTATGTCATGCGACCTTCTTTGTCACCGTATGTGGCTCGACCAAGTTGGATTTTCTCAGCATCAAGCTGATATATATCACCCGCAGTTATTCCGTGAATGAGTTGCATCTTCATCGTTTCGGTGTTTAGCGCCTTCGAGAAAGGGTCAAACTCTGCGATTGGTGGGCATTCAATAGTGAAAGAGCCTTCAGTCTTCCAGTCGGTGATTTGTACTGCCTCTTCAACTGTGTTTTCGTCGTAGACAATCTCGTTGCCTTCTACGCATGTGAACTCGAGCATTTTGTACTCGACATCGTCGAGCATAAACTTCGTGTTGATGTGGCCCACTTTTAACGGCTTTCTAAACGCTGAGAAGTCAGCGACTGGAATGTTGCCAGATAAGATACCGCCATATAGCCCGGTTATCTCGAACTCGATTTTCGGCACTTCGTTGACTGTGATGTTGGTGGTAAAGGTCACGCGTGCGCCAGTGATGATGTGAATTGCACCGTCTTTGTATCCGTAGAATGTGACGTCTTTCTCACTATTGTCGTGAACCCGAGTGTGTTCTACCGCATCTGCTGCAGGTGTAGTTTGATAGCCGGCACCAATATAAATAGGCTCAAATGCAGCAGGTGTTGCTGGGGTTCCTGAACCACCCACCTCGATAGAGCCCGACGCTTTCACGTGTGTTCCTACCGGGATGTATTCAGAGTGACCACCTTCACCAGTATCTAAATCGCGCTCGATGTCATCACCTTCAATGGGTGTTAAATCAAAGCCCGAAGTAAGCATGGCTTTTGGGGTACCGCCGTCCACAGCGTCTGTGCCATACGCAGCATCGTTGACCGCTGCCACTAATAACTTTTTCTTCGTTTTACGGTTGCTCATGGGTTACTCCTGATCGAGTCTGTATGTTGTTGTGAATATATCCATCCAGAAAATTCCACCCTTTAGGAAGGCGATCCCCTCTCCGCTTGCGAAGTTAAATGCATCGTGGTTTTCGTCAATTTGAAAGCCTGCTATAGCTTTTCGTGCGGCTTCTTTGATGGTTTTTAGTCGAGCGTTTACATTGCGCCCGTAAATATCATTAGTTGAACGTATCGCGTAGATAATGCCGACTGTCGTCATTATGTCTTGGGCGTGATACATGCTGTGAATTGCTTCTGTTTTTGCCTCGTCAGCCATGGGTATAACAAATGCTGAATCACGTCTTACTATGCCGTTCGCCACTACTGCTTTTTCATCTACTGCTGTCATCACTTCGCTGAAAACTTTGGTACCGCTAACCTCGATTAGGTTTAACTTATCTTCTAGGGCTTCGTAGTTCATGATGTAGCCTCGCCATTAGTGATGCGCTCTACGTGGGTTGCAAAGGTGCGTATAATTTTCCGCTTTTGTCGCTGCTCTATGCCCAGAAATGGTCTAGCAGGAATGTTGCGTTGTATGTTCTTGTTGTGCTCTTTAACCTGCGAATAAACACCGAATCTAAGAGGCCTACCGAATGCTTGGTTTATTAGCCTCGTATGCTCTGGCACGGTGACTCTTATAGTGCTGTCGTCGCCATATTGGTGCGTGGGTCCGTATACTACGTTGGTACCTACCTCTAGCCTTCCCGGAGTAACAACGGCATGAATTGAACTTCTTAGCCTGCCAGTATCGATAAGCGGCTTGCCTTCGCGCTGAACGGGTTCCCATCGTGAGTCGTCTGGTGCTTTTGAGTTTCTAAATCCTAGCTTGAAGTCGTTTACTAGTCTTACACCTACGTCACGAAGAAAAGGCGTGAGAATGTCACCTCTAAATTTGGCGAGGATCTTCTGAATGCGAGTGAATTGGGTTTCATCGATACGAACCGAGGACTTCGACATGCTAGAAGTCTCTCATGGTGTCTTGGGTGAAAATTCTATTCTTGCCACCGCTAGTAATGATTGCGCCAGCTTTTTTGTTGGAGTCTTTTTCTGCTGCTCCAATCGTTAGCTTCCCTTCTGAAAGAAGTTTCAACCAAGCGATACGGTCCTTGTATCGCTGATTGACTTCTTCTGTCGCATGGTGCGAATAAAGACGATAACGCGCAATATCGCAACAGGCAGACGTGATCGTGACAGGAATCTGTTGAAGTGGCACTTCGTATCGCTGCGCTAGATATGAGTTTATCTCGCTCGTTGCGTCTGCAATAGCGTCGTCCATTTTACCAGGATTGCCTTGATCGGTGAGTTCATCAATTTCTTGTTCACCAAACTTTGTGATCAGGTCTGTAACTGTTGCGTATGTCACTACTCGTCTTCCGTTTCTATGGCTTTAAGGGATACCAGTTCGTCAAACTGCGCTTTTGACAAACCGTCAACCGGGCCTTTTTCGAACGTCTTATTCCCAATCCGCGTAGAATAAGTAAGTTTGCCACTGTAGGTTTTAGCTTTCTCAGCGGCTTCTGCGTCGGCTTTTTCTTTCGCTTCGGCGTCTGCCTTGGCTTTTTGCTCTGCTGCTGCCTTAGCCTTCTCAGCGGCTTCTGTGTCGGCTTTTGTCTTGTTATCTGCAGCAGCTTTTGCTTTCTGCGCTGCGGTTTGGGCTTTTGGTTCTGCCATGGTGCCAGTCCTCTAACGGTTAAGGGTTAAGGCGCTCTTAAAGAACGCCTGTGAATAGGTAGCCAGCTTCTTTGGCGATCTGTACTTCATTAACAGAATCACCGACTGTCACTTTCACGCCACCACGAAGGCCAAGTTCACCCGGCTCTAGCTGCTTCTGATATGCAACTTTGCCAAGGTATGAAGCTGTCGCCATAAACGTCATGTCTTCTTCAAGGCTCAAAATGTTTGAGTTGCGATAGTGGAAAGCAGCAGTGCCACCCCATAAGCGAGAAAGGTTCGCTGATTGGCCTTTGTTAGCCATGTTGTATCGAGACTGGCCCACGATAAGTTCGTTAATCTCGAGTAAGTCGACAAACTCTTGGCGAGTGATCTTACCTTCTTGGGTGTCAACGTTACGGCCCATGGCTTTCAGTAGCGACTTGTTGCGGCTAATGTGAAACCATTCGGTGTGACCTAAAACGCATACGTTCGGACGCATCAGCGGCTGCTCTAGTGCTAGCCCAAAGATCTCGAAGAAATCAGCATCATAGTCACTGAACTTGTTACCAGCGGTTAGTGCTTGCTTGTGATTGTAGTTGTTGCCATCTCGCACGAAATCAGCCACACGCTTTTCTCGCGCTAGATCAACTAGCTTAGTAACACCAAGCGTTGCACGACCAAGAGGATCGAATGATGGGTGATTTGCTGCTTTGTCGATGTCAGACTGTGGTACCGCGTCAGACAATCCGTAATCCATGGTATGTCCAGAGCGTTCTTTCGCTGTGAATTCCACTTCGTTCGGCACGCCTTTTCGACCTACCTTGGTGTCTGGGATTGTCATCATTTCTTCGCTGTTATACTCAGTCCAGCGGAAGTCTTCAGACATTACGTCTACGCGAGGTGCAACGCGGTCAGCGATCAACTCAGCGTTCTTAAAGCCCACCGCGATTGCGGTTAGCTTGGTATCTTGTACGAATGGTGTAGTCATTGCTGTCTCCTAGTGCTACACAGTAAGTTTGATGCTGATGATGTCACCAGCAGCGTTTGCGGCTTCCGTTGCCCAGCCTACGACTTCGTCTGTCGAGGATGCTGCAACGACGCGGCCTTGGGTATCGACTGTCACGTCTGCACCCTTGTTGACCGTGGCCCCTGCTCGAACTTCTGCGATACCTTCTAGGATCACGTCTGCTCGTTTACCTGCTGGTACCTCTGCTGGGTCTGCCAACACACCGACTAATCGGTCTGTTTTGGCTGTTGCCACTGCTACTGCATCGTCTGCGGCGTCTAACTTGACTACGCTGTAACGAGGGATAGCTGTGGCGGCGATAAAGGCTTTAGTTAGCCCTGTATTTCTCATAGTCATGACTGATCTACTCCGCTTCTTTGATAACGTGGTTAACAGCGCTCACGAGGTCGACGTGATTGCCTGCGACCTTTTGTTCTTCCTGATACGCTACCGCTTTGCGCGACAACTCAGCCGAAGTTAAAGGGCCATTGTTTTTGCTTTCGTCCTTGGTGTGCTCACCAAAATCGACAGCTTTCTTTGATTGGAGGTACTTGATCAGTGAGGCGCGTCCTGCCACCTCTACTTTCTCGTCGCCCTCACCGAACTGAACAGTGCCGTCCGTTTTATCTAGCAATTCACAGAAAGAGGTGATACTTGCTCGATCTGCAGGTGTGATGTGACCAGCTTTGATCAACGCATCAACGTCGTCGCTAATCTCTTGGCTTCGCTTTTGTTCGGCAGCGACTTTCTCTGCCTCTTCAAATGACGCGACCTTCTCTTTCAAGGTGCCGTTTTCAACATTTGCGGAATCAAGGCTTTCTTCTAGTTCCTTAATGCGCGTTTTGGCTTGCTCTAAGTCCATCTCGTTTTCCTCGTTGAACTGGTTTGTTTGAATGGGTTGTGGTGGGTTTATCATCCGCTCTGACGAGCGCTCCAAGTCGACAATAAGCGGATCGGGTATCAGTTCGTCGGCTTCTTTGATGCTGGTGCTCTGAATGATGAACTTTTTGATGTTCTTCATAAGCGTTGCAATCGTGCCGAAAGAAATGCCACTTTCAAATGAGTCCTCAAAGTTGACTACGCCTTGCTCGTCAGATGAAAACTCAACCGGGCATAGTCCTTTTATCGCTGGCGCTTTCCCACCTAAAAAACCTACGTGTCTTAGGTACCAGTTACCCGGTGATGGGTTACTTGGTGAATCAGGCATGTAGAAGCTGGCACTGATTTTCTTATAAGTGCCTTTGGAGACGAGCTCTTCGAACTCTGGGTTAACCTGTTGAGGGACGGCGTGTAAGCCTTGTTCGTCTGCTCTGAGGCTTACTACCCATCCCATAGCTGGGTCGTCGGTTGCAGGGTGCCCGATTACGATTGGGGCTTCGTGAAGTGATGGGTCGTAAGAATCGACAACGTTGCTCAGCATGTCGTCGCCAAACTCTAATTTAAGACCACCTGAGTCGGTGTGGGTACCGCGTTTGAATATGTGAAGGTTTTTCATGCCTAACCAGGGTTTGTTTAGTTAGGCATGTTTTATCGGTTTTGATTGGTGGGTTTTACCCGCGTTTATTCGTTTGGGAACTAAGGCAGGTTAGAAGAAACAACTTTCAATCCGTTAAATTCTGCCTTCAGGTCTTCCATCTGTTCTATAACTTCGTTGGCCTCTTCGTCTTCAAGCGTCACATGAGCAATGTGCTGATAGCTTCTCTGGTTTTTTCTGGGTAGTGGGAATGTGACAAGCATTTTAAACACGTTAAATCCTCTCAGTATTTGCGACTTATTTGCTGTACTGAGCAAACTCTACCGCATTAAACTTTCGTATCAAACGCACATTATCTGCACGCAGAGTAATTGCATGTATAAATACACAGCACGCAGTTTTTTTGCGTTGCTATTTCCCTGATTTTCTTATATTTTCCACTTACCAAGAGGTAGAGGTGTAACTATGGACAGAGGTAACCGGGCGCTTGCTGAGTTATTAAAAAGGCGGCGTGAATCATTCGGACTCTTGCAGGAGGAAGTCGCAGAGTCCGTTGGTATGTCATTGAGGTCTTACCAATATTTGGAGGCAGGAACCACTAAAATTACAGCTGACAAGGAAATTAAGTTAATGCGCGTAATGCGTAATTTGTATGTTCAGAAAACAGGGCTAATGCTTGATGAAGAAAAAGACAATGAGTCTATCGCTTCTCAATTGAAAGACTTGTTTTTGGGATTACTCAAGGGGTAACTAAATGATTCTTTCAAAAACATCAGTAAGGATGCTGGGTTTTATTTTACTCACTGTGACTTTGTTCATGATGGGTCCATCGTTGGTGGATTTTACATCGAGCTCAATAATAGAATTCTTGGCGTTTTACGTTCACATTTGGGTGATCTTTTTCGCTGGAATTTTCATGAGGGGAAAAGCAAACCGAAGAGCAATACTGGTTTTGGTATTGAGTATTATTGCTAACCATTATCTGTTTTACGCATACCTTGAATGGGTTGAAGGTTATACCTATGCAAAGCTATGGTGTATGTTCGTTGCAGGACTTCCCATGTATCTAGCGTTCACGTATTACACCTATTTTCAGTCTCGATGCTTAACGTTCTTTGAACGTGTAGGTTTGAGCAATCAAGTTGCTGATCGCATTGTGGGGCCAATCGGTACCACGAACTTCTGGATAATGTGTAGCTGTTATGCAACGTTCTGGGCGTTTGGTGATTTCTTTATCGCCGTTTACTCTAGCGTATATGGATTGGTTTACAGCGTTCCAGCTGTTGACGGTAGAGTAACCGCTGAATTCTTACGTAATGGTCACGTGAACGTGTATGTTGTGTATGACATCGTGATTGTAGTGGTTGACTCTGTCTTTGCTGTACTTGTTGCGCATCGAGTGCTACGCGATCAAAAACGGCCAGATGCTCTAGGCATTGGCCGCTCAATGACTTGGGATAAAAGCCGGGTTAAGACTCTAAATCGGGCTTTTTAGGACGAATAGTTTTAGTTGTGGGAATGTTGAAGATTTTCTTCAACGCTACAGTAATTTGTGACTCTTCAGCTTTTGCCATTGTAGGTGTAGCAACGCCACCAATTAGAACTGTGGCTGTTAATGCAATTGCAGTTTTCTTCATCATGATCTTTCTCCTTTGTTGACCGTTTAAAAGATGAGAGACTGCATATTGCAATGGTCGTACCCACTTTAAATACCCGCGTAAATTCATACTTTAGACTAAAAAAGGCGGCACAATGTGACCGCCTTCGTTCTATTTTAGAACCCTTATTGCCGGCTAGATTGCCGCCATAAACCTTTTCATTGCGTGATACGCCTTAGTGTCTGTCTCGCCCTCTATGAACATATCTTCAACGTAACCATGGTTGGTTTTAACTCGAAGCCACACCCGCTGGGCGCTCATCATTTTTTCGAAGTTACCTTTGGTTGTAACAAAGACTTTGCTCGACGTTTTTTGGTAACCGTTGATGTCGTGGTTCGTCAGGTACTGGCTTGGTTTAAGGCTTATTGTTTCGCCGTCTATGTTCAAATCAGCGCTGAAAATATTCATTAGCATTAATGGGCTTTCAATTTCCAAGTATACAACGTCTGGTTTATCCTGCTGCCACTGTGCCCCCATGCTTAGGCAAGCGTTTTTGCAGGACAGTCCGTGGGGTTCAATATCGACGACTTTGTTTTGGTTGAATCCGCTGGTGCTTGTGACCGGGTCTAGGCCAGATGAGGTGCTCATACATCCTGTAAGTAAAACGGCTGAGAGTAGCGTGGCTGATATTGCTTTCATGACGTTCATTCCTTTTGTTGGTGTGTGAACATTATCAGTTCAAAAAAAGGCGCTAGTAAAGCGCCATATGAAGTTTTTTAAATTGCGTACATCAGTTTGGGGTGCTGCAAACCAAGCCGGGCGAAGGGTATATCATCGTCAAAGTCGAAGTCAGGTTCTGCCATTGGTGGCGTTTTTGGTTGTTCTGGGGGCTTATTAGAGTTGTTGTTGCTGCGGTTACTTCGTGAAGACCGTTGATAACCACTATTGTTGCCTTCGCTGCTCTGCGCTCTACCTCCAAGCATTTGCATTTGATCAACGATGATCTCTGTCGTGTATTTGTCTTGCCCCTGTTGGTCCTGCCATTTACGTGTCTGAAGTTTTCCTTCGACGTAAATCTGGGAACCCTGCTTCAAGTACTCGCCAGCAATTTCAGCCAGTCGCTTGTACATCGTTAGCCTATGCCACTCTGTACGCTCTTGGACTTGCCCCTGTTGATCTTTCCAGCTTTCGCTTGTTGCAAGGCTCAGGTTCGCCACCGCGTTTCCGTTTGGCATGTATCTTACTTCTGGGTCATTTCCCAAATTGCCAACCAGGATGACTTTGTTAACGCCTTTTGTAGCCATAATTTCTCCAAAGAGAAGGCGACTAATGCCGCCTTCTAATTTTTCTACACGTTGCCAATATAAACGGTTGTCTTCTCTCCAAGGCTCCCGTTAAGGATTTCTTTGAACTCTTCAGCTATCTCTTCTTGTAGCGCCTCCTGCCCTACTATTCGGAGTTTAATGCGTGGTTCATCTCTACTTGTTAAAATTGAAAGTCTTATATTAAGCTCTCTCGGCGCTAAGCCATGATGCGTGTTTATATGAAACTTTATTGAAGCAGGTAGCGTGTCCTTGTTCTTGGCTTCAATTTTTTCCATGGCGCTTGCTTCATATCCAAAGTCATCAACCTGTGAGTTTACTTCGCGTGCCTGCGAAATGGTTAGGTTTCTGACTGATGAGGATGCTTGCCCCACTGTCATAGTGCTGTCAGCTGTAGTCTTGATTTCACCTACTTCAGCTTTCCAGTCTTCTAAAAACTCAGCTATCGTCTGTTGATCGTGCGCCTGATCTACAATGCGAAGTATAGCGTTGTATACCGCTGTTGTTTTTAGTTTCACCGTTGCTGTGTGATGCTTGTGAAGGGGCAACTCTAGCGTTCCCAAATCAAAAATACATTTTGCGCTTAGGCTCTCATCGTCTACGAATATTTTACTGTCTTCGTTTACGTTCTCTTCGACGTAGCCTTCAAACTCTGTTATCTGGTTAGTCTTAAAATTAAGCCTAAAGTGTCTTGCATTCGGCATGAACTTTTCTAGGTCTGTGACGCCCACTTCATTTGTCGTGACGATAAGGCCCGGCAAATCACACTCATTGAGCATGTCTGCTGAACGATGTACTGCTGCAGTTTCTTGTATCTTGCTTATTGCTGATTGATCCATTGTATTTCCTTACTTGCTTTCTACTAGTGTGAATTGGCCCGTTATTTCTTCTTGGGGCTGCTCGATTGTGACTACTCCACCTCGCCCTACCCACATAGGAGTTTGGCTGCTTAGGTGCTCTGCAATTGCCCCACGTTTAGTCGGTTTAAGGTGCTGCAGTTTGGTTTCAATCATCACTTGACCGTGGTCATTAAGTCTCTTGATGTTGAGTTCAATTTTCACCTTGCCGACGGCGTTGTTTACCACTGCACCAAGTGCAGACTCGGTAAGCATTAGCGCGAGTCTTTCTTTAAAAATTCCGGCTTCTAGTTCAGATATGAAGTCGTCGATGTTGGTTAGCTTTCTTTCTGACATTGCTTTTCTCCTTCTTGGGTGCCGAAAATCTCGGCCAGTTGCTTCTCTAATAAATCCGCTACCACGCTGTCTGGTAGTTCTAAGTCACGATCATCCATCACACAGCCCTACCAAGGTCTGAAAAGATGCGAAGGCGATCACCTCTCTTGATGATCGTGTGCTTCTCTCCGTCTTTATCGTTCAGATATTTCTTGATCGTCGCCCGGTTGCAGGTGAAGTAATCAGCTGCGTGAGTCTGGTTACCTCTAAACTGAGGCATGATGTCGTGCAGAGTGACAGTCTCTTTCGCTGGCATTTGGATTGGTTTGGTTGTGCGTTCCATAATTTTTCCTATGGCTATGCCCCCGGAGGGGCGTTTGTTAGTCTTCTTCGCGTTTGTTGGCTATGCCTATTGCGCGTGCAATTAAAAAGGTCACCGCTACGCTTAATATCAGGTAGCCGATAATCATCAGGGCTATCATGCTGACTCTCGTTCGGTGCTCACTTGCGTGCTTATGCCTACCTGCTTTTCTAAAAACTCGATGTACTCTTCTGCTTCTTCGAGTTTTGTGCAGATGCTATCTAGGAGTTCATCATCTGCGCGGTCTGCGTCTGAGGGCCATGTTTGAAGTGGTTCGTATGATTGAAGCTTGGCAGGCTGTTCTTTCTTGCCCGGCATAACCATATAGCTAGCGGCGTCGGCTGTGGTATCGTGCTTCTGCGCCTCTCTAACAGGCTCTTTTGTGTTTTCCTGCTGGTTGCTTGCCTGTTGCTCACTTTCCTGCTGTGGTTCGCTCTGCGTCGCTTTTTCCTGCATCTCTGCCAGTTGTCGCTGGCTTTCTTCTGCCTGCTGTTTAAGATTGAAGGCCATGTTTAAACCTTGCAGCGTTTGTTCCTTCAGGTTCGTGGCGTCTGCGAGTAGTTCTTGGAATAACTCCGGGTCGAGTTCTTTTTCTTCCAGCTGATCAATGAGGTTTTTAATGCGTTCGCTTGTGAAGGCTGGTTGCATCGCGTTGTTGCAAAGGTCGCGCATCCAGTTCATGGCGCTTTCTGCTTTTTCGATGCGCTCTTTCTCTTCGCGTTCCTTGCGCTCGTCCTCTTCGCGGTATGCCGCTTGTGCTGGCTCGATGAGTTTGTCCATCCGGGCAAGCATGCCCTTAAAGCCTGTGTCGACTGTTTTGCCCAGTGAAGTGATCGGCGCTTTTAACGCTTTTCGCGTCTTCTCGATGTCTGCGCGTAGTGGGCGTAGTTCTTTGCAAACCTCGCGGCACGTTTCGTACCCTTCTTTGCTGGTTGCGTCGTACACCATGCTTTCGTAGTTATCTTCCTTATCAGCGATCTTCTCTTCTATCTGACTGATGATGTTTCCCACTTCGGTTTCGGCTCTAGTGAGCGCGTTTTCTGGCTTCTTAATGCTGATCTCGTTGGCCTTTTTGTCTGCTGTCGACATGGTATTGCTCCGTTTGTTGGTTAAGTTTTTTTGCTTCATGGCTTCTTGGTATGTTTCGCGTCCGAGCATCAGCCATCCATGCTCGTACCACTGAATTGAAGGGTCTTGAAAGTTACTAGGAACGATGAATTTTTTGATGTTCTCTTCACCGAAAAGCGCGTTTAACTCGGCTCTGGTACCTGCGAAGTCGATAAGGCCACCACTTTGATAAGTGGTGCCTCCTATTTCCATGGTGAAGCCGTCCTTTAAGGCGGCGTAGATGCGTGGCTCTGTCGTTCTCATGCTATGCCTCCAAGTCTATAAATTTGCCAGCCATCGCGTATGCGCTTGGTAGCGTTAGTTCTTCTTCGTCTTGAAGGTTGAAGTTGCGGTCAAATATTTGAATGACCGGGCCTGAGTCCTTTGTTGCTAGGATTAGGCTGTTGCTGTGGCCTTCCCATGATGCATGTTCGTTTGGCTTAAGTTTGCCGCGTCCAATCTCTAGGGGTAGCGTGGTGTCCACTACGTCAAGTAGTGCTTGAACCATGGTTTCGAAGGTATTTAGTTGCTCTTCCATCTTGTTTGGCCTTGTTGGTTAAGTTCGGTTTACGGTGCTTATTGTTTACCCATAAACCGAACTTATCAACCTTTTTTGTTCCTTTTTAGGAACTTTTTTATTACCAAACTAGGAACGTTCCACGTTTCACGCGGTCTTGAATGTACTGGGAAGTGTGTATTTCTGCGGCTTTCACGTAGTCGTATGCCCGGCCTCCTGCTCTACCATTTGTTTTCGTAGTGATCATGGTGACAGTGCCGTCGTCGTTGTTTCTGGTGTAGATAACAGTTCGGCGTGACTTGTGAAAATAAACCGCATCGGGGGCAGCTATGATGTTAGGAATGTCGTGAAGTTCTGCGTCTGTTAGATCGCTAGCACGCGCCACGGCTGTGTTGAGTTCTATCATGCCAGTCGTCGGTTTTATGCCTTGCTGATCTAGTTGAACCAGGGTGCGTTGTGAATATGTCGCTACTGGCCATACTCGTTCGTCGGTTGCACTTCGATTTGCGCTTAACCAGGACTTGAATGCTTCGTTTATGGTCGCGCTACTTAGCAGGTGTCCTACTTCATCTGCAGGTGAACCTTGTCGTTTCAGTTTACCCATGTATGCGTTTGCTAGGATACGCATGCGTTCGTGCCCGGCGTTAAAGTTGAAACTGGGCGCGACTCCCTCTGGTAGCTGCTCTGTTATTCCTGTCAGTGGGTTGGTCCAAGGCTTACGCTTTATATCGGGGTCTGGGCTTACCTCTAGTCCTTCGTCCTCTAAATCATCCGCATCCATTTGAATGGTACCGCATCGGCAGTTGTAGTCATTTGGGGGGTAATGCTCTTTCCAAAACGGGTGATCGACTGGTAAAACCAAACCATCAAACCGAGCATGTTCCTCTCTGGCCCTTCCGTCATCGACTGCGTCATACATGAGGTAAGGGAGGCTGTCTTTTACTGACTCTATGGCTTCCCATGCGCCTACTGCGTAGGCACTTTGCATGTTTGTTCTGAAAATCGTTTCAAGGCGTGCCGGGCTACCCAGCTGCGCGTTCACTACCATGCCTGTTTTCGGGTCTATGAGGTCGTCTTTGCCCCACCACCCTTTGCGCTGCAGGTGTGGTACCAACTCTTTATTGAAATCTTGAATGGTTCGCCCTTCGGCGATCATTTTATCGATGAGTTCTTTAGTTGTGGCCAGCAGGTCACGGTCCATCATCTTTGCTACGGTGAAGGCATAGGCGTGCTCTTCGTTGATCATATCCTGCCAAGCAAAGGAACGACGAAGCCCTTTGTTTTGATAAAACGCTATTGCCTTCTCTGGTGGCAGGCTGAACGTTTCGCCGTTGATCATTTACTTCTACCCTTAAATAACCCAGCCATACGCGCTGCAAACGAGGCACGCTGAATCTTGTTCACGTTCTCTGTGCTGGTTTCTTCCAAAAGACTAAATAAGTTCTCTTTGAGTGCTTCAAGGTCGCCGCTTTCCTCTGCTAGCGCGAGAATACCTTCTAGTTTTGGCGTAAGCATTTGGTTGTACGCGGTTGCTAACATTGCCGAGGCGCCATTAATGGCATGCTGGTCCTGTCGGTGTATGTTTGACTGCTGCGCTCTTAGACCTGACTCTGAAAACTCGGGGTTGTTTTCTTCGCCGGGCATTGGTGGTGGCTGGTTGGCGTTTTCGTCTACTATCCATCCGTCGCCATATGTATCTCTGATGTATTGTTCAGTCGGATTAAGTCCGAGGCTCTTTATTTTGGCGTCACGCAGTGCAATATCTTTAAGGTCCTGTTCTGGCTCAGTTCGTCGCCACACCTCTGGGTAAAATTCGGTTTCTGCAAAGTTTAAGTCAATGAGTTGCTTCACCACTTGCGTGTTGAACGTTTCACACAACAAGTCTGCATCAGCTTTGATCACATCGTCTTTGACGCCTGCATGCACTTCGGCTTGGCTTCGGCTGCTGCCGTTATCGGTGGTCATGGTTTGGCTAAGTACGATTTTGCTGATCGCAGCGTCCATCTTTTCGTATAGCTTTTCGTATGAAGCACTTCCTGACCTGCTGGCCTCGAGTAGTTCGACGTCAATATCGGAAGGCTTGACCACGCCACTATCAGCATGAATGGCGTCGATAACGTCTAGGGCTATGCTGCGCTGTTCGGCGTCGGTAAATTGAGATCGGCTAAGGTTCGCCACTGCAGTTGGCATGCCGTATTTCTCTAGATAAATCATCCAGAATTTAATGCCATTTCGCTTAAAGAAGACAGGCCAGTAAAGTGAATGCGCCAAGCCTTCGCCATACGGGTTATCGCTGTGGTTCGCGCCTGTTGAAACTACCCAGAATTTATT